ATAATAACTCTTTATTATCAAATGTTTGTTTCTTTAAATCCCATCCGTAGGATGTAGCAATATTTGAAATATCACCTTTAGATAATAATAATTTCACAAGTTTTGTACTTGTATAAAAATTCTCTAGAAAATAACCTGTGTATTCGGGGTATCCGTCTTGATGACAATAAACACTTTCAACCGTTCCATCTTGGTTTAAAATACCAATTCTTGATTTAGTAGACATTTGTTAAAGCTCCTTAAAATTTGGATAATTTTGAATTAGGCTTGTAGGCCTACCCTATTTTAACAAATATTTTTTAATAAACTAGTACAATAATAAGTAATTTTACTAATTCTCATGCAGTCTTACACTTGAGATTAGGTAAAAAAATCCTAGTATTTGCAGTACTTTTATAAAAAAGAATTGAGAATCCTATAATTTAAGATGTGATAATGTAGTAATACATTTAAAAAATTTTAAATCATTAAAAATTTGCATAAAAAAAAGATCAGGTTTTCAAGTTCCTGATCTAGTTTTAATTTACTTTTTATCAGCTAATTTACCTTATTGATAAGCATAACTCCTTTGACCTATCAATAATAGACTTTCCTTTGCCATAAAGATTTGATTCGGTTCTGATCCTCGAAGCCTCACTAGGACACTTAATATTTTTACTTTGTTGCTGATTACAATAATAATTAGTAATAGCATTATGTAAACTATATTGAGTTAATCCGTTTTGATCTGCTTCAACTTTTAAGTTATCTAATATTGGTTTTGTTTGAACTAAGTCATAAACATTTTTCTCTCTTTGCTCTTTAGTTCTTCTATTTAAAATAACTATTTTATTTTTATACTCATTTTGAAATAATTTTTTTAATGTCTCCTTTGCTTGTTGTTCTGTTATTTCTGATCTTGCCATTAATTTAAAAGTTTCTATATCTTCTTTAAAAGTATGCTTATTAAAATCAATAACTCTAGGCAAGCGTTCCACTAAATAAGGAATTGATGCTGTATGTTTAAAACTCATATTTTGAGACTGTTTTACTTGGTTCATTTGATTAAAACAGAACATGCGAAAATCTAATAGAGCTAATGTGAACCCCACCGAACTGTCCATAGATGTGATAAAGGTACATCTGCGTTTTATTGGATCATCTTTTAAAACATCACCAATGCAACCTTTAATATAAGTATTAATTACAAATCTTTTAGAATCAATATTCATAATAGATTCTATTGCTAGATGTTCCCTTACTGATTCAATAACTTTTTTTATTGTTTCTAGTTGTAGGATTGTATAACTATTTTTTGGAATATTTAAAAGTTGTCCAGTTTTATTGTTTATGATTCCCTGATATTCTGTTGTTTCTACTAATTCATCTTTGTGATTTTTATAAAATATTTTTGTTGGTTTGGCTTTGAAGTCAAGCCCATTATCTGACCAAATTTGTTCTAATTGTGCGTCAGGTGCAATAACTTTACTACCTTTATAAGTAGTTTCATTATTGTTTAAATTTTGCCATCCCTGAGAATTAGAAATAATTTTCTTTTCTTCTGTTGGCTTTTGGTCGTATAGCTTGTTTAAGCTATCAATAATTAATTGATTTTCCATTTTTAAAATTTAGATGATTTTGAAATTTGAAATTAACACTATTTATAGTGTCCTCTACATTCTACTCTAATATTATTTTAATAGTTGGTTTGTGTGTTTAATTGTACAATTATATTAATACTTAACTAAGTATTTATACTCACAGTGTCCAGTGCTGTGGAAAACCGCGTTGTCCTGTGGAAAACTTTTTTTTTCAAAAAATTTCGGAAAAATTTTCATGCAGGATGCTGCACCAAAAAATTTCTGAAAAAAATTTATAGTTATATCAGTATATTTAGGCGAATTATGACTATGAAAGGCGATTTTTCGATTTTTGCGGATGAGCGCACGATCCACTATGAATGGCAATTTTTGAAATTCTGAGAATTATCACTGAGAATTAATGAATGAGAATTTTTTATGTTGCATTATGAGAGCAGTTATTGTAATAT